ACGATTCAATTTCTTGTTGGATATCGATTGGTGCAGTTTCTTGCAGTACTTCTTGTCCCTTCTCGTCCTTCGTCCAGACGTATTGCTTCCGCATTTTTTCCCCTGATGCAGAGAAGAAGGGCGTTCGCCCTTCTTCATATCGTTTATTCATTCGGTTTGCCCTCCCACGCTTTCTCTTTGCAGTTCTCAAATGATCCGGTTTCGTCATCAAACTCTGCCAGTTTAAAGCCGGTATAGTCTTCCGGTGTCTGTCCGACAAACGTTTTTTCGTCCTTTGACATTACGCTGCACATACGTGCAAAGGTTGCACTGTTCTTGCTCTCGCCTACCCATGCGTAGCACTTTGCTACACTGTCCCACAGGCCAAAATATTCATGTTTCATGATCTTTATTCTCCTTTTTTACAGCCGGATGCCGCCGCGCATTGGTTTCTGGCTAAGGTTAATGGTTTTGGTTTTTCGTGCGGTTACGTTAAACATACGGCGATCTTTTGCGCCGTGCATTGCTTTACGATGTTGTGCCATTGTTGTACTCCCTTCGTATTAGTTCTAATTCAACGGCGTTTGCAAAGCTTTTCATTTGCCAAATTTCATCTACTAGCCTTTTAGCGTCTTCGATATTTGACACTTTTCTAAGCATTTTGTAATTGCCATCAATTTCTTTGTACTTTCGTGTGAGCAGTTCTTCTAGTGCTTCTTTGGTCTGATCTCGTACGTTCCATGTTTTGTGCATCATGGTTACTCCTTTTCTTTTTCGTTGATACTATCATGCAGTGCATGATAGATCTCGTCAAGCTTTTCGAGGATCTGCATCATAATGCGGACTGCCTCTTTGACGTCTTTAATCGAAATAAGTGCCATTTTTATACCCCCTTTCTGTATTTTTCATTTCGTGTGTCGAAATGTACCCAGTTGTCATATACGATGATGCCGGCGCTGTTTGGCACGATGTCGTTTAGCACTTTTGCAAGTTCCTTTGGCGTTATTCCGTTTGCTCTGATGTCTGCTGCCATGCCTCTCGTATGGTAGCTGTATTTTGCTCCGCCTACTTTTTGGTTGTGGCTTACTGTGCGGTATCCGCTTGTGATGATAATTGGTTTATCGATTTTTTTTCTTGCGATCTCTAGAATGATTGCTAAATAATCGTCAATGAATACGATTGGTGTTCCGTCTTTACATGCAAATTCTTTTACCTTGAAGTGGTCTGTAACTTTTTCGTTTCCTTGTTCTCCTGCTAGATACGCTTTGATTTCCATACCTTTTGCTCCTGTTCTGTTTCCAAGATCTCGAGGTTCGCCGCCTCTTTTACTCTATTTTATTCTTCAAGTGCCGAAAATTCAAGGTTTGCGTAGCAAATTTTGGATTTTCAGCACTTTTGCCGAAGGCATTTTTTTATTTTTGTGATTTGTTTATACTAACAGTTTTCAACACTTTTAACACTTTCAACAGGTTTTCAACATAATGTTGCACAAAGGTTTTCGTCATTTTGACGAACTTTCAACATTTCAACAAGTTTTCAACAAAACTTTCAACATTGTTTTTTGCTTTTTATTTACGCTTTAACGTTAAATTTTAGTACTTATCAACTTTTCCACATTGCCTACTACTACTCCTACAACAAGTTATATATTATACGGCGCTTGTGAGCTTGCGAACAATAGCGCTGAAGAGCCGCGGGGGCGCGCGTGCGCGCTTCGCGCGCGTGCGCACGCGCGATAGAACATAGCTACTTGATAGACTGAATAGACTGATACATGAAGTCTTTAAACGTTACCTAGCCAAGTATCTTACTTGATAGGTACTTGGCTAGGTGACACCATGACATTGTTAAAGTGTCCCTCTTTTTTTCATCTGCTTCTTGATAACCCTTTCTTTTGTCTTGCACTGTTCTGCAAAGTCTGTGTTTTCATACTTTAGCCGGTTTTCTGCTATTGTTGCTGCTTGTCTGTTCTGTTTAATTCTCCATAACCTTTGTGGGTTTTCTGCTTCCATCATTTTTTCATAATAACGCGGAATTTGTGCGTGTTTGCCGTTTGTGCATTGGATATACCCTTGCTTCCAGATCTCTTCTTTGTGTTTTTGGTAATAGTTATCTCCTAGGCCCGGTTTAAGGCTCATACACGCAAAAGGCTTTTGTTGCCCTAGTTCGTAGTATGCGTTTGCTTTTTGACCGTCTATCTCGTACATTTTTTTCGTCACGTATCCTGCAACATATCTATAGGTTTCCGGTACTGCTTGCGCTATTTGTATTTGACCCATGCTCCATAGGCCTTCTAGCCATTTACTTGTGAAATATCCGTTGTGTTGTATCTTGTATAGATGTTTTAGGTCTGTTGGCTGCCATCCGTATAAAATCATATGGTAATGCGGCCTAGCTGTTTGTTCTCCATACTCTCCCGCTACAAAATAGCGTAATTTGCCCCTATAAGCTTTTCTGAGACGTTTTAAGAACTTTTGAACGTCAGTATACAGCAATGTTTGAACGCTTTCAGGGCGCTTCTCTCCCGGTTTCCAGACGTATTGTACTTTTCGCATGATTTCGCCTGTGTTTACTATCATGCCCGGTACATGGTCGTCGTCATATGTTAATGTGATAAACCAAACTTCTTCTTTTGGATAGTCTCGTGCTTCTAATTCTATTCGTGTTGTCCAGTCCTCTCTTTGTCTGATTCTGCATCCGATGCACTGCCCGCATGGTATTAACATGACATTTTTTCTATACATCAAATCTTCATACTTTAGCTGTTTTCCCACTAACTGAGAATAGCGGGAGAGTGAATACACCCTCCCGCTAATGTTTTTGTCGTTAGGGTTGTACAGCCGTATTAACGGTTTGTAACAACTCACTTTTTAATATCACCGCCTTTGCCGCCGTGTGTTACTCCGGCCTTACTTTTGTGTGTTTCGCTTCCCTTTTGTACGTTTTTTTCAATTGCTTTGCTTGTGTCGTCTCCGATATTGGTTAGCGCTTCCATCAGTCCGTAGGGCGTCATTTGCGTTGTACTTAGCATCTGCTGCCAGCTTTGTGCTGCATTGTACCATTCGCTTTTGCTCCAGCTGTTGCTTTCGTATGCGTTCGGTACAAATCCACCGCTTCGGCTTACTCCTAGTGCGCTACTGCTTGCTAGTCCCATACTTGCACCGCTGATTGTGCCGGCGCTTCCGCCCGGTGTGCTCGCTCCCCCATTTGAGAATGCTAGGATAGGGTTAAGCCCTGCTTTTCGCATGTCCTCAACGGCTCGCTGGTATGCTGTGCTTGACATGTGTTCCTGCCATTCACGGTTTGCTAGTGCTTCTGCACTGTTGTAGTTCATTGCTACGCTGTTTTCAATGTGGTTGTATACCCCTTGCATGATTGCTTGTAAGGTGTTGTAACCCATCTGTTTTAACATGCTCTGACTGTTATATTTACCTTGCATGGCAGCCTCTTGCCCTTGATATGCGTATGCTTGCTTTAGCCAGTCGTTTACTTGTTGGATGTTTGTTCCTGCATGACTTCCGCTTTCCGACTGTCCGCCGCCTTCGCTTTGGCTGCCACCTTGGCTTTGGCTTGCGCCTGTTTGTCCCCATCCGCCAAACATTCCGGCTAAGTCTTTAGCTGCTCCTGCAACAGTTCCGACTGTGTTTGCCACGTTTCCCGCTACGTTTAGCGCTGATAAGATCCCTGATAATACTCCCATTTAAAAAAATAGCCCGGATTTCTCCGGGCCCCTCCTTTCTTACAGTTTGTACAAGCCCGGTACGCTGTACAACGGCATCCGTCTTGTGGTTTTGTTTGCTATGCGGATTGCACCGAAAAATTGTGGCTCATCCTGCACGATGAGTGTGCGTGCAATCTCTTCTTTCCCTTCTGCCATCCATTCCTGCGACAGCGTTGGTACGGTTGTATAGTTGTCAGCATAGTGCCAGAAGTCCAGACTGCCGGTTGCGTTGCTTCTCATGAGGCCGGATACCCGGTTGGGTTTCATTCTGTAGTCTGCCCACGCTTCCTGATAGCCAAATGTTTCTTCATCGCTTGCTTTGCCGGTTAACATGATTTCCTTCTTTTTTACCGGTTGCTCGCCCAGATTTGCGAATTGCGGTACATAGTAGTCTAGACTGTCTTCTCGACTCCAGAAACGTTCCAAGCCTTGCTGATAACTGTGATTGTGTCGCACACAACAGACACCGATTACAAACCCATGTTCTTCGAAAGATTTGGTAAAAGAACTTTCGTTTATCGGCGTCACTGACATTGCACCAGTTTCGCCAATAGGTGTGTCCGCGTTGGTC